CTACCCGTCCGAAGTTGAAATACGGCACGACGTATCCCCACGTGCCATCCGTGAAGCCACCGACAAACCCTTTCAACAGTGGGTCGGTGGTTTCGAGATTTAACACCTGTACCGTGCTGAAGTCATCCAGACGGAAACGTGCTACCCGTCCGAAATACGCACCGTTGAAATTCGGCACGACGTATCCCCACGTGCCATCCGTGAAGCCACCGACAAACCCTTTCAACAGTGGGTCGGTGGCTTCCAAGTTAAGTACCCGCACACTGGAATTATCCCATGCCGGATGACTCCTCGGCATTTGTAATCGCCTAACGCGCATGATAATTAATCCTGCTGCACGCCGAAGATCAGCGTCAAAGTCTCGCCGCTGGTGGGCGTGTAGGTGTTTTCCAGGCGAACGACCACGTAGAGCGATTGACTCCCCGCGAGGCATTGAAACGCCGCCGGAAACACTGGCGCGACTTGCGCTACCACGTTCCCACTCGCCCCCGCCGCCGCGTTCGTGATTTTCCAGTCTGACGTCATCACGTTAAACACCGCCACCAGCCGCGCCGCAGCCGCAGCACTCAGCGCAACGGCGGCATTGTCATTAAGTGCAGCAAAAGCCGTATCGAATACCAGCACTGTGAACGCCGGCTTGGTGGTCTGATTCGCGGCGCAAACAAGAGTCAGCGTTGTGAGCAGCCCCGTCCCGCCGGCAATGCGCGCCGCCGTGAAACTCGGCACAGTTGGTGTGGTCGTACTGTCGCTCCAGGCATCCCCAACGGCATACTGGACGGTACCCGCTGGGCGCGTGATTGCCACCCGCGCGGCAACTGTGTGGCCGCCCACGTTCAACGGCAGCCGCGCCGCCAACTGCGTATCCGTCAACGGCCCGGAGACTACCACAGCCCCGCCCGCAGCAGGAATTGCCACCGCCGCCGCGAACGTCCCATCGCCCAGATCTACCGCTTTCAGCGGTACGTACAATTCACCGTCGCTTTGCCGAATCGTAGTATCGGCCATTTCCACACCCCCTACAACCGCAACGCGAGCTCTGCCACGCGCAACCGCCGGCGCAGCACCGCATCTTTTACCACCGGGGCACTGGCTGCCTCGGCCACACCTTCAAGCCCGTCCGCGACCTGCGCTTTCTGCTCTGCGGTGGCCGTCACCAGCAGCCGCCCGGATTTGATTTCTTCCAGCAAGGCCGCCAGCGTTTCCACGCTTTTCAACAGGGCCTCGCTTTGCGCCTCTGGCGGCAGCCCCAGGGCAGTCTTGACCACACGCAGCTCGGTCAGCGGATTCATCCCCAACGGCACCGGGGAAATTTCGAACAAGTCCACGCGCATCAGATGCCGGATCCCGTCCTCCCTATACTCGTAGTCCTTCGCGCGGTAACCGATGCTGCCTTCCGTCAGGGCGCCATCCTTCATCAACTCCCAGACTTCCCGACCCCAGAACGTGCCCAGGGAGAGCCGTCCCTTTGCATACAGACCCGTATCATCTTCGACCAGCGTCTCCGGTGTGGGACCAATCAACTTGTCCCAATCGTGCGCGTAGAACACCTTGATTCTACCGGCCCGCTTGACCAGTGTCTCCGCAAATGCCCCAGGGTGAATCACATCCATACCATCGTCAACATTTTCGAAGACGCTGAAATGCCCTTCGTAAATCCCCTGGTCGCCCTCAGCCTTGAATTGCGAGGCCGCTGCCTTGTACTCCATAACCTGTTCTGCCATCCGTACACCTCCGTTAAGTGTCCTTAACCGCTGTTTTTCACTTTGTTTCACGTCCCCAGCGCGCTCTAATTAGCGCGTAACCCACCACAAAAACCGCTGCTAACCAAACGGACACGTCCCTGCCGCTTCCGCCGCCTCGATGGCGCCTTCATCAACCGGAGCGTCAAACTCCGGAGCGAAGGCGCGAACACAATTCGGGTGGCACAGTGCGTGACCCTGCGCCCAACTCAGCGGGACCACCTTGCCGTTGATCGCTCGGCAGAACTCGTGCGAGTTGTCGAAACTATCATCTAGCACCAGCACCCGCTCCACGCCCGCGTTCGCATAGCGCGAGTACGTTGTCATGTTCTGGGCTGTGCCCAGCTCTGTGCGCGCAATCATCCGCGCCCGCTGCTCCGGCGTCAACGTAATCAACCGCCCGTCTGGGCCGCGATACGTCAACCCGCTGACCGTCTCCCGCAAACCAGGAATCCCCGCCTCTGGGTCGCCCATCACAATATGCTCAATGCTCCATCCGCGCTGATAACCCTCGGCTAAAATCTCACGCACCCCATTGCGCGTCGCCTCACTAATCAGCGTGATGCGGTCGCCCAACGTCTGTACCAGCGCCACCACTGCCGGATCATTGCGATTGAAGCTCAACGTCACATCCAGTGCATAATTCCAGGTGTCCCACGACTCTTCGAGGATGGTGTAAGCCCAGAACCCAAAAACGTGCAACAAATCGCCGAAGTCAGCATCATCGAACAGCCCCGGCAACGTCAACTGCGTCGCCTTAACCAACGCCGCCAGCCCACAAGCGGTGGTTGGATCATGTTGCCCAGGTTCCCACCCCGCCAGTTTCCACTCTAGCACACTGGCCCGTACCCCGGCTTCAGTCAATCCACGCGCCCGCTCTATCACCCGCTCCGCCAGATCGTAAAAGAACCGCTCCACATCCGCCGCCATGCGTACCTCGACGCTTTTGCGGATACTCTGCAAAGTGCGTCCCACCATCAACGCCGCTTGGCGGCGCGATTCTGAAGTCGTCACCTTCAAAGATTTAGCCTCAGACTGTGATAACGCCGTCTTGCTTAGTGCCGGTTCGGAGACCGTGCTGAAACTGACCAGGAATACATCCCCATCGCGGGTTTCCGGCAGGCTCAACTCCGCGCGCGCCTCATTGCGTGTCATGTACCCGCCGCGCACCGCCCGATCCACAAACTCGCCCAATTCCAACCGCTTGCGCTGCAAAGCCACCACGCCACGGATGTCGAATTGCACCTCGCTATCTTCCATGTCGAAATCTGTGCTCAGGTCGTGGGTGATGATGTCATCAAAACGATCCCACATCGGGATGAGAGTCTGCTCTGTGAAGTAGCGGAGCATCCCCTGCACATTGTCATACGTCATGTGCTGTAAACCCACATAGAGCAGCGCCACGGTGGGCGGCACCTTAAACGCCGCGCAAATGCGGCTCTCTGGGATGTTGCGCATCGCCTCCGCCGCCAACCTGTTGATGTCGAAACTCAACTGCTTGATGTCCACGCCGCCTTCCAAAATGGCCGGCTTGCCGCGATTCTCGCCGCCATACTGCTCTGCCCACTCCTGCTTCATCCGCCGTATCTGATAGTCTTGCAGAATCACATGCTCCGGCGCAATCAGCGCCAGTGGCGGAACGGCATTGTTTTTCAGCAAGGCGAACGTGTAATCCGTCATCTCGCTATCGAGATCGGCTTCCCGCGCCACGGCCACCAATGGCGACATCCCGCGCCAGGGTTGCAGCGGATCCACCGCCCACCTAAAATGAATTACCCGTTCACGCGGAATATCATCAACCTTCACCCCATCCACGTCCAGCAATTCATAATGCTTTATCATGCGTGTGCCGCCGGGAACTGGCGTCATCTGCCCGTCGTGCAGCGGCCACAACTCCACCACCTCATTGCGTCGGTTATACACCTTCAACCAGTAGCAGTTTCCGCCAATCGCCACATAGGTCATAGTGTATTGCAACAACGATTTCATGCCCATGTCTGGGTTCGGGTGACGCAACAACCGGACCAGTGGATGTGCGTCATCCGGCGAGCCATCGGTGTATACCCGCAGGCGCGGCTCCGAGAACCCAAACGCCAGCGCCTGCACGCAGGAGAAGACCGCCGAGTTCTTCTTGTAGCCCTCACGCACCAACGTCGGGAAGGTGATATCCATGAACGAATGGCGCATCCAGTCCGGAAACACCGCCACCCGCGACGCCTTCACCAACGTCATTGCGGCCCACAGCCGCAGATTGTCCATCATCCGCATAATGACTCCTGATCGTAACAGTTCTGCTAATGCCTTCTTAGCCGCATTACAACTTCTTTATTCCAAACATACTTTCCGGCGCAAACGTCAGACATAGTGCATCGGCCAGATCCGGCGACCGCTTGAGAACCTCTCTCAAAGCATCCTTACTCGTCACCTTGATCTTTCCGTTCTGCACCTGATACATCGGAGCGCATAATTCCTCTGCCAGAGCCTCATCGGGCGGCAACATTGCTGCCGGGTCGCTACGCAGCCATTCACGGCACCGCCACCATAGCTGATCCCGTAGCGTCCCAAATGCCCCTTCATCCGCTGCTTGCGTTGGCGCACCGCCCACATGCACAGCTATGGCTACTCCCTCATACCGGCCAGCATCAGCACCGCCTACCGTCGCCATCCACCGTCGAATCATCCCCGGGGTCACGCCTGCGCCAATACCAGTCGCATCCACCATCGAACGCAACGCATTGCGCTCACGAGCCATATCTGCCGCGCGGTCGCTCGTCATCAACACATCAACCCCATTCCACGTTTCAAACGGCGCTACCCAGCCGCCATAGCGGAAGCAAGCCACATTCTGGTCAGCGCCAAACTCCGCCACATCCTGCCCGTGAATAGGCCGGATGCCTTCTGGCGGCGCGTCTCCGTGCAAATCACGCCACACGCGCCACCGCTGCTGCGCTGCTTCTACCCATGCCCGGCTGATCAACTGATTTTCAGCCTGACCGGGGAAGCGGGCCAGTACCATATAAGCCAGCGCCGGATTGGTAATCTTGCGCCATTGCCCACCCACTAACGGCGGCGTG